TAATTCAGGTGGAGATAAATTAGTTATTGATAATGCTAATGGCAATGTAGGAATAGGCACAGCAAGTCCTAATAATAAATTACAAGTAGAAGATAATAGTGCATTTGCAACTTTAAAAGTAATTCAAAATGGAGTAGGAGATATGGCTCAGTTTATGGATGTAGGGACAGTAAGTGTTAGATTTAAAGACGGAACTGCTGCTAATACTTTAGTAACAACATCAACAGGAGTAGGAATAGGAACAGATAGTCCTGATGGTAAATTAGATGTAGCAGGAGATATAATATTTACTGGAGCTGGTGCTTCTGGTTTTCCTTATATTGAAGGAGTGCTTACAAGTCCTAATAGAATATTACAATATACTGCACCCGGTTCTGCAGCAGGTTGGTATGGAGTGCATGATTTTTATACAGGATTTAATGGTGCTGCAGCAACTCTTGCTATGAGAATAAAAAATGGTAATGTAGAAATTACAGACGATATAGAAGCACAAGGTATTATTTGGGCTAATAGAGGTTTTAAATCTACTTCAGGAGTTGGCGGAACATTTCTTTCATTGCTCCCTAATAGTAGTGCAAAATATATAGGTACAAATGGAGAGTATAATATAGTAAATGGGTTTTTTTGTGATTATACATCTAATAATTTTGAGAATACAGGCGGTTGGGTAATGATAACCGAGGAAAATAGTCCGTGGGAAGGTGCTATGGCAGATATAGATATTTTTATTAATTCTTCTTGTGTTGCAGTTAAAAATAATCCTAGTTGGAAAGAAGATTTATCTAGTTTGAGTTGGATGGTTCATGATAGTCCAGCTTTAGTAGTAGTCGATGGTGGTTTTGCAGAATATTATGTTGGAGCAGATGAACAAAGTGGATTTAAGATTAGAGCAAAAGATTTACAAACAGATGGGGCTTTAGTTGTTCAAACAGATTCAGGTGTTGACGGAACTTCGGCATTAGAACTTAGGGTTGACACTAATGGTTTTATATCTACAGCGAGTAAAATATCTATGGGAAGTTCAAAAACAATGCAAGGCGGAAGTTTAACTATGTTTGAAATGGTAGGAATAGCAACAAATCTTAATTATACAGATGGAGCTTATATTGATATGCAGTTAGTAGGAACACCAATAAATCCAGGACACTATGATGGAATCCATATGCCTCCTGGATTAAATCACTTAATAGAAGTTGGTAGTGCAGATACTTGGAATAGGTCTTATATTGAAGGAACAGATATATCAACTGAAATGATGGCAGGAACACCAACAGAAGTATTTAGTGTTGATAATGATGTTTTATATGTTGGAAGTGATAGTAATTTTACATCTATAGGATTTACTTTGGATAGTCCGTCAAGTACAACAATTGCTGGAATTCCTTTATATTGTAATAATGTAGGAACATATAGTATATTACCAATTATTTCAGATACCACAAATGGATTTACTCAATCAGGTACATTATCATTTAATAGTCCAATTGATAGAGGAAAATGTAATGCTCAAACAGATGGAACTCCTTTTGCAGATACTTCATCTTATACTTATATTGCTTTGCAAAGAACTAGAAATTTTATTGTAACCCCTCCAGTTTTGGATACTGTTTCTGTTTCAGGTGCTTCGACTAATATGTTTTTAACAGATGAAATATTGAAGTTGAATCCGACAGATAGTCCAAGTACTTGTAATGTTGAAATTAAAGGGGCAATTTATTATGACCTCACAGATGCTAAACCTTATGATTGTGATGGAACAACTTGGGTGGCATTAAGATGAATAAAGCAACAATAGGAATAAGCAGTTTGGTTTTATTAGCTGTCAGTATCTTTGGAGGAATAGCCCTCACAGATGATAATGTTTATTATTGTGAAGACAGGGCAATAGTCATGCAATGCGATAAGCTATCTACTTATTATGAATTAGATAATGGCAAGTGTTGGAATTCAGAGATAGGAAACAAACTTTGCAAAACAGGATGGCTAGAAGTAGTAGATGATACAGCAATAAATATAACCCAAGAGCACGAGGGTGTTAAGCTAGAATATCAGGGTAGGGAGTGGGAATGTGAATCTACTGAACCATATTCTATCTGCATGCGGGATGGAACACATAAGGCATATAGATATCAAATAAATAACTAAAGGTGAGATAAGATGGAATTGAATGAATTGTTTGAACTGTTGAAACAAAAGTTTCAAGAAAAGAATAGTATCATAGCGTCTCAAAAAGATATGGTTGAAAGTTTGGAATCAGAAGTAAAAAGTGCTAAAGATTCGTTGAGAATGAAAGAAGCAGAATACATGGAGTTAAGCGCTAAATTCAATAAAATAACAGAAGTGTTAAAAAGCATTAAGCCAGATAAGTGAAATAATGAAAGAAGGAATCATTGAAAATTTAGATTTTAGTTTTACACCAGAGTTTAAGATTGTAGAATCTGAAAATAAGGAAGGTGTTTGGCTTAAAATCGGTGGTACCGCTCTTGTCGAAGGAGTTTCTAAGAATAATAATGTTTACACATTCAAGAATATTCAAGAGAATGATGGAAAACAATTCAAATGGCTTGTAGGTCATCCAGAAGAAACAGAGAAACATGTAGTTGGAAAAGGTTCTTTCGAAATGAAAGAAGGAAAACTCATGCATGCGGGAGAGATCAGAAATACTGCAGAACACCCAGATGTTGTTGAAGCAGTAAAAGACGGTTTCTTAGGTCCATCTATTCACGCAACAGCTGATTCAGTTAAGAAAACTGATGAAGGGTATGTGATGGAAGGTTTAAGTATTAATGGTGTTGGGCTAGTTGCATTTCAGGGAGTTAAAGAAGCTTCTATTGATTATGCAATTGCTGAATCATATGATAGAAAAATGTCTGAGTTGATAAAAGAACAAAAAGGTGAAAATACTATGGCTGAAGAAGAACAACCAAAAGAAGTTCCTAAATCAGAGGAGAAACCTGTTGAGGAACCAAAAACAGAAGAAAAACCTTCTGAAGAGGAGAAAAAACCTGAAGAATCTGTTGGTCTTACCAAAGTAATGGAAGCAATTAAGGAACTGAAGGAAGAGAATAAATTATTGAAAGAAGCACTTGAAGGTAAGAAAGAACCAGAAAGTGCTGGAGTTGTTGAGACTGAAATACCTGATAAAGATAAAGGTAAGTTTGTGGAATCAAATGGTTTCATATCTGTATCTGAATCAGATGTAAAAGTTCACAACTTAAAACTAAAAGAAGCACTTAGAGGTGAATAAGGATGGCACAAACAGCATTCGAACTCTCTGATGAAGGCAGAACCATAAGCGTTCTAAATGATTCAGGGACTACTGCAATTTATGCAGGAGACGTTGTTTATTCCGCAGCGAATGACGACGTATTAACAGGAACAGCAGCATCAGCAAGAAATGCTTATGCAATCGGAGACATTAAGGTTAAATCAATCTTATGTTCAGCAACTGGATATAAAACTGTATTAGGAGTAGCATTACAAGATATTCCAGTAGATGGCAATGGGTCAATTGCAATGGAAGGAGTATTTATCACTCCAGTGCAAGCTAACACAGAAGCAGGAGATGTAGTTAGAGCAACCGCAGCAACAGCTAATAAATTAGTTAAACTTGCAGATGCAACTACAACAGTAACAAAAACAATATCAGATAATCAGAGATACAAGATAGGCAAAGCTCTATCTGGTGGATCAGCAGATGGAAAGTACATTATCTGGAAATTAACAATTTAGAGGTGAAAAAAAATGCCAAGCCAATTATTAACAAGCGATAGTGCAGATTTTGCAAGTTCTACAGCAGGCTCCGCAACAACTTCATATCTTATCCCTAGGAAACTTTTGGGAGAAGTTATAAATTCAGTTCGGAAGAAGCTAGTACTTCGAGGTCTTGCAGCAAGGTATTTCGGTCCATCATCAATTCCGGGAAGAACTTTAGTTATTCCTATGCAATCTGAGATCGATTCAAATACCGCATTACCTGTTGATCAGGTACAAGAAGGTGGAGAAATCCCAATGGGTCAGACTAAGTTTGAGAACAAAACCCTTACACCAGTTAAGTACGGAGTAAGAGTGGGTGTTTCAACTGAAATGCAAGAAGATGGAATCATTGACTTAATTTCATACCATGCAGAACTTGCAGGTTATGAATTTGCAGACAATGAAGAAGCTCTGATTGTATCTCAATTGGATTCAGCAGCTACTCATTCAAGCAATCTTGTTGCAAACTCAAACGCAACTTTGCCAATCTCTGACATAACTGCAAGTATGCAGCAGTTAGAAGAGAAGAACTACATGCCATCACACATGATAGTTGGTGCAGAGGTTGCTAATGACTTGAGGAATATCGACACTTTTGTTGAAGCTGATAAATCAGGAGTTATGAACCCAACAAAGAGCCTAATTGGTACTATCTTCGGTATGAAAGTTATTGTATCTAACAATGTAACTGCTACTCTAGCATACATTATTGATGCAAGACATGCTTTCATAGTTGGAGAGAAGAGACCTTTTACTGTGAAGAAGTATCAAGATATTGCAAGAGACAGCGAATATCTAGCAGTAACTCATAGATTTGCAGCAGTTTATCTAAGATCAGAGGCTACTTCGGAGATTACTACTATTTAAATAGTAGTTATTTTTTTTATTCTTTTTTTTGAATATACTAACTAGGTGATAATCATGGTATTAGGATTAAGACATATGAAGAAAGGACTTGTCAAAGGTATGGGTCAATCTACTCAATTAAACGATCAAAGCGCAGCAGCAACTGCTGTAGCATATACTGCAAGTGGAGCAATTAATGTTGCTGATACTGTTGTTGATTTAAATACAGGAGATGCAAAGATAGCAATGACAATTGCGGCTGGAGATGATACTCAAAGAATATTAGTTATAACTCAAATAGATAGTGGTACTGATGGACATACAGTAACATTGACTAATGGAACCTTTGACGGAACAAACAATACAGCAACATTTAATGCACAGTATGAAGCATTAGTTTTACTATCTATATCTCCAACAAGGTATTTGATATTGAAAAATTATGGTTCAGTAGCATTGAGTTCAGTATAGGTGATCTAAATGAAAACTAAAGAACAATTGGAAGCTGATATTAAACTTTGGGATGGCGTAAATAAGTACATAGTGAAGGAAGCTAAGAATGAGCTAAAGGAACTTAACGCAAAACCAAAAGAAGAAAAGAAAGAAGTAGTAGTAAAAGAAGAGCCAAAGGCAAAACCTGTTTCAAAGAAAGATTTGGAAGGAAAATTATTCGCAATGAATAAAGAAGACCAAGTTAAGCTTTTGAAAGAATTAGGTGCAAAGTCTATTCCAAAATTGGAAGCAGACAGAGTTAAATTAATTATCAAGCTACAAGCTTGATTTTTTAAATATTGAATGAGGTGTTAGAAATGAATGATATGGTAGATATTACCCCTAAAGGTATTGACCAAAAAGGAACAGGTCAATCAAACATAAAGATGGCTGTATTTCAGGAAACTGAGATAGAGCATATTTTAGAGAACCCAAGTGGGTTAACTAAAGAAGGGATTAAAGAAAAAGTAAATATTTGGAAGAATTCAAACAATGGGCAGTGCAAGGCAAAATATAACACTATGCTTGTAAAATGTCAGAAGGTTCAACCATCTGGAACTTTCAAAGAAACCCTTAAAACAGGCGAAGAAGTTCAGTACCTTATCCTCGCAAGGGATAAAACTGGAAACGTAACTTGGAAGAAAAGAGATTTATCTTATGTTCCTAAGAAGGCTGAAAAAGAAAAAGTGGAACAGACTCTGAATAAGAAGTAGGTGATTAATAATGGTAGATATTATCCGTGCAAAAATAAAAGAAAGTGCTGTTACAGTTGCAAGTACTGCTACTGCTATTCCAGCAACAGCAGTCGCTGGAAGAATGTCTTTAGCAATTAAAAATAACGGTGCTTCTACTGTTTATATAGGAGATTCAGATGTAACTACAGACACAGGATATCCAATAGCTGCTAATGGCGAATTAAGTCTAGATGTTGGAGAACAAGTAATTGTTTATGGAATAGTCGCAGAAGGCACTGTAGAAGTGAGAATATTAGAAGGTGTTTAAGATGGCTGCAATAGGTGGTGGAAAAATAGCATCATTTGGCGGTTCATCTGAAGTTACACTTTCAGATCCTACTTCAAATTTTGAAATTAAGGATCAAGATGGCTTTATTGTTGCAAAGATTGATGCAACTGGCAATCTATATTTGAAAGGCGGGGTGAAAAAAGTATGAAATTCTCAAAATTAATTATGATCCTCATACTCTTGGCTTTGTCTTCATTATATGTATTGGGTGCTTATACCATTACATTAAATTCTCCAGCAAGATATTCTATTCAGAATCAAACAACTGTTGATTTTAATTGGACTGTTGTAGATAGTGGAGGAAGTACTGATCTTAATTGTTCAGTATGGACAAAAACTAGTAGGACAGGAGCTTATGGAAGGAACATAACTATAGGTGTTACGAATGGTACTCCAAATAATATTTCGCTTCCTTTTGCAGATAATTCAAGAGTATGGTGGCAAGTTAGTTGTTATGATTTACAGTCAGAGTTTACTACAACTAAGGAAATTGTAACTGTTCCAGCAGATACTGCATTAGTTACCTTTAATAATGGTGATGATGGTGTAATCGTTACTGGTGCAAGTGTGAATTATTCTGATACAAGAATTAATGAAAGTATCGCATCAATACCAGCAGCAGGAACTCATGTTGACTTAGTTGGTAATAATACTGTAGTTTCAGTGTCTGAAGTCTTAGTAAATGTAACTGGATTATTTAATGTTTCGCTTGTAGAAAACACTGACTTTAACATTACTAATGGTGTTGTTTATATGATGTCAAGTGATTATGCAACTAATACGAGTTTGTGGTCTTATACTTGGATTAACGAAACTCCCTTAATTGCAAATTATAACAATAGTGGAGGAGTGGTTTATATGAACACTTCAACATTTCAAGGAGATATTTCATGGTGGAATTATACATATCCGTATGATGCTTATGTGAATGAAGCAAATAGTACAAGTAGGGTTTTGGATGTAGATGATTACTATAATGAGTTTTTATCAATCTATGTTCCTTTACAGTTTGTAGGACAAAGTACTGCAACATGTGATACAACCTCTGCTGGATCAATCTATTATGATTCAGATGATAATAAGCATTATGGCTGTAACTCCACTGATTGGAATAGCTTATACTAGGTAGAATAAGATGGTTAAAGATAAAATATGGAAAATATCCACAGTATCTGCCATTATTTTACTTATGGCATCATTAGGAGTGAATGTATCTGATGTTTTAGAAGATGATGGATATCTTCCTTATTCATGTAGTAAGGCAGATGTTCCAGATATGTTATGCTATAAACTTAGTAGAGTGAATGATAACGGAATTCAAAGGAATTGTTATTATGACAGAGATCGTTCTGCTAAGTATAAGGTTTGTTCAACTGGGTGGAGTATGTTACCTCCTGATCAGAATATGAATTGTCCTGTTGTAATAGCATACACTGATGAAGGTAAATTTTATTGTAATAGGGATGGAGATTGTGTTGATGAATCATTATCACCACATTCTTTACCTTAATTTTTGTTTAAGTATGAAGAGGTTGATTTGAATGACATGGGTTCTAAACATTAAGAAAGGAACGACTGTAAACCATCCAGAAGTGGGACAGTTAGAAAGTGGAATAGCTTACGAAATAGATGACCATTATATTCCTCAATTGAAGAATATTAGGAATTTGGTAATCTTTGATATGGTTGTTCCAATAAAAAGTGTTAAAAAGGAGTGAAAGAGGAGATTAAGTATGGTAGTTACACTTGCTCAAGTTTCAGCAGATACGGGAGAGGTTTATGATGCAGTAGATGGTGGAACAACAGCAGTTACTTCTATTATTGGAAGAGCAGAAGATTTTGTTGTTGCATCTGATGCAGGTACAACAACAGCATATGATACTGTTATTCGTCCATTAGCTGATGCAATGGTATGCAATCAAGTTATTGGAAGTGTGGATGCAGTAAACAAAACTATTGGTTCCCTCTCTGTTGGACAGAAAGATATGATGTCTATGTATAATAATTTTATGTCTGAAGCAAGACGTGCAGCCATTATCAAAGGCATATCTCTTGACGGATACAGAATATTAATGGAAGATTCAGCATGACAGTCGGAACATCTATGAGAAGAGCAGCTCAGAAGTTAATTGATGATTTTGGCAATACTGCATATCTTTATACTTATTCATCAGCGACTAAGACTGAAAGTTCAGAAGGAGATATTACAGTTACTAATTGGGGTTCAGCAACCACAATTATTGCAGTTAATGGAAATTTGATTGCTAACTCTTTAATGATTGAAACTCAAGGAATTGAAGATGTTGGAAATGATGAAAAAGCAATTCGTGATAATGTCGCAATTGCAGTTAATGATAGACTAACTATGAACTCTGTAGAATACAAAGTTACTCAAGTTAGACCTGTTCGCATTCAAAACACACTGGTCGTCCAGTTTGTATCATTTGAAGTGGTACGTTCCACAACAGTATGGTAAATGTCACAATTGACATATACGTCACCAACGAAGGTGTATTATGGCAACAAGAGCAACATTAAGAACTAATGCATGGGATCGAGTATATACTTATTTACAAACTACAAATCCGATTTCTACAAATAATATATTTTCTGCATGGAACTCAACATTAGCATCAGATAAAGGTTATCCACTAGTGATAATCCACTCGCCGAATATTTCATTTACAAAAGTTACTGCAAACGGCAATATTACAGAATCTGAAATAAACATGATGATTGAAGTTTATCATAACTCTGCTGAGACTTGTAAAGCAATGGCAGACGAAGTTACTGCAAAATTATTAGCAGGCAGGGTAAATTTCACATCAGATAGGATGATGAACATGAATATTGATGGAGGAGATGATTCTTCTTGGGCAGAAGGAAAAGGACGGAAAATTCATGTTATCAGCTTTAATGTTACATTCAGGTATGTAGGTAGCTCTTAGATGTATTCAGTAAAACTAATTGGAATCAATAAAGTAAATGCTTACTTTAAGAAAGTAGGAAAAGATATTGTTCCTGAAACAAACAGGTTGCTTAGAAAATTTGCAGATCGGACAAAACAACATGTCAGAACTGAATTAAGCCAAAGAAGTTCCTTTCAAGGCGCAGATCACAACACACCAGTACCATTGGCAGAATTGTATAAGGTCGTAAAATACGCAGACTCTTACGCATTAACACCATTGGGAACAAGTGGAACAGCAAATGCAAAAGATTTAGCAAGATGGGTAAATCAAGGAACTGCACCACACATTCAGCCCAACAACTGGAGAATCAGCAGTGGTGGAGTAATAGGCATGCATCCCGGAACCCTTAGCTCAAGGATGAGAGGGTTTATGATTAGAGCATTTGACAGATTTGTAACAACAGATATGGATAAGATGATTGACGAACATTTGAAACGTGTGTTTGAAAAAAAATAAAAATAATAAACAGGTGATATAAAATGGCACTGCCAGAACACTTTGAAGGCGAAGATGTAATCATTACATTTGAGAAAGAAGAAAGCGAGACTATCAGTAATGTTGATGGTAAAGTACTTAGTTGGAATATCTCAGGAGGCGCACAGCCAGTTGAAGATGTGTATGCTTTTGGAAACAAAACATTCAACTTCCAGAAACCAAGAGAGAAGTTCCAAGTAGAGTTTGAAGTTATGATTAATGATACTGATTTTGATTTTGTTCAGTTTGGATCATATAATTCAAGCGATGTTTTAACAACAACTAACAAACTGATTATGAGTGACCGAGCAACAAGCAGGTGGAGAGTTATATTTTGGTTCCAAGATTCAGCTTATCATTCTGCGAACACAGCTAGAACTATAATTGTTCCATCTAAGTCTGTAAGTTTGTATAGGATGATTTGTGCAGATGTAAAATCAGTTACATTTGATAAAGAGTTTTCCGCAGAAGAGTATATGAAGGGAACTTTGACTCTTGAGTTTTCATCAACTGATGAGAATGGAAACCCTAACTTCATTGAGCAAGAAGGTATTTATTCAGGAACTACCTCTACAATCTTAGCAAGTATGACTACAACTGCAATAGATGCTGCAAGTAACATAGGGTTG